AGCCGCTGTACACGAGAGGGCGGCTCTGCGGCCAATTCTGCATAGTTATTGGCAACAGCGGGATTGTCCGTGAAGAAAAAGGCACGCTTTGCGTCCTTGTCGCCAGTACTACTCCCACGCCGCGAGGGATCAAATTCCGCGATATCGGCGGCCGTGCCGTGAAACGCCTCAATGGTGAACCCCTGTTCGGCCGCCCGCTGATCCGCCGCCGCGCGATCTCCGCCGCCAATCTCTTCCGGAGCCGCCTTAGGCTCTATACTTTCCGCCGTCTCTCGCGGCGCTTCGGGCACAACCGGATCGGCAACCGCCTCGAATCCCGGGTCCTGACTTTGCGGCCTCGCCGCCGCGCCCGATCCCGCTCCGGCCAGTCCGCCTAGAAGCAGGCCGATAAGACCTTGCCTCAGAGCCCCCTCGCCAATCTCGCGCTCCTCGTCGTAGATCGCGCGCGCCACAACATCGGAGCCGACAGCCTGACCGACTTCCTGCAAAAATTCCTCCGCAGAGGATTCCGCTGCGCCCCGGAGGATACGGCTCACCACCCCGCCGGACATGCCCTCCATTCTCCCCAGAACGCGGGAGATCGGCAACGCCTCGGAAGTCCCCAGCCCGGCATTCAACCAGAACGACGCGAGCCTTTGTCCCTCGTCATCGGTAAAGCGCGCCGCGTCGTCATAGCCAGAGACGCCTTGTTGCATCGCCCCGATAACCGCCGGGGCGAGACGGGCCGCCGTCTGTGCTCCGGCGGCTTGTAGGCCCACAGCGGGAGCCATGAACGAGGCCATCGACCCCGCGCCCCCGCCAAGTTCTTGCTCCAATCGTCCGGCTCTGGCCGGGTCGGTTGGAAACGTCTCGGCAATGGCGCGGTTGACGCGCTCGCCGGCCCGGTAAAGGGGACTGTCTTCGGCGGAACCCGGCTGGCGCCCCATGCCGGGGATAACCCCGCTTTGCGCCACCACGGCCCCGGCCTTCATAAGATCGCCGGTCAACCCCTGCCCGAACCGTTGCACCGCACCCGCAGCACTGGAGCGCTCCGCCGTCATCTCCGCACCGGGCGCCCGGCCTTCGGCAATGTCGATTGCCCCTTCAAGCCGCTCCTGCGCCTGTCCGGCGCGGCGCTGCATGTTCCGCTCCTGAGACGCGATGACCCGCGCCTCGGTTGGCGTCTGCGCTCTGGCGACCCGTCCCGGCAGGGCGTCCAGCATCCTTTGAGAGGTTTCCACCCCGCCCTCTGCGCGGCGGTATTCGCTCTCGGAAAAGCGTCTCTGTCCGGCTTCGTCCAGCCGCCCGGCCGGAGAGTCCGCCGTCAGGCTCAGAAGGCCCCCGACGACAGGGATGTTTCCCGCCGCCGCGCGTGCGCGCTGGCCAAGCGTGGGGCCGGTCGAAACCGGCTCCGCTATCGAATCCCAATCCGCCCCAACGGGGTCGGCCACGGACGCCCATGCGTCATTGTCCGCCGGCTCGGCGATTGCGGCCCATGAATCATTGGCCACGGGTGCGCATCACCCGGCCATCGGGCGTCCTGATAAGTGTGCCGGGCGGGAGCTGGGCAGCCTCCTCAGGCGTGCCGACCGCCACGGGCTCCGCGTCTCCGCCGTCAGACGCGCCGCCACCGCCGGGAATAATAGAGGCTCCCCCGCCGGATTCCGCATCCTTGTATTCCCCGGTCCATGTGTCGAATATCCGCCCGTCGCTGAGCGCCCGGAACCGGCCGGATTGAGAGCGCTCGGATTCCGCTCTCGGCTCCCGGTAGCGGGCCTGCGTTCTGGCCTTGATATCTTCTCTCTGGGCGAACTCGTCCATGGTTTCGCCCTCGACGCGGGAAATCAAATCCCCGGTCCTGCGGTCGAACACACCAACGTCGCCGCCGCCAAGAGACATGATGGTCCGGGCTTCTTCAACGGCCTGCCCCAAGGTCTGGGCAACCGTGGTCACGGCCTCGTCGGAAAAATTGTTTTCCTCCAATGAGCGGCGGAACTCGAATACCTGGTCCGCAGCATCGGGGAATTGCTGCAACAGAAGCGCGCTCGCCATGTCGGCGGCCTGCCCCCGCTGGGCCTGAGGGACGCGCGCCAAAGCGCCCGCCGCCCGTCCGGTCGCTTCGGCCAAGGCGACACGCTGTTCCCGTTCCTCCGAATCCATTTGGCTCAGGGATTCCCGCCACTCATTGCCAAGCTCGACATTGCCCGCCGCGTAGGATTCGCGCATCGCGCCTTCATAATCCCCGCCAGCAGCCATGCCGCCGACACGGTTCATCAATTCCGTGTTGGCCGTCTCGGCCTGTGCGATGCGATTACGTTCCTGACCGGCGAATTTGTTCTCCGCCGCGCCCGCATATGCGCCGATAGCGTTTCCGACATAATCGAACGGCTGAATGTTGGACTGGAAAGCCATTAGCCGAACACGCTCCCTGCAATCGAGCCGACGCCCTTGCCGATCTGGTTCCACATATTCGCGGCCACGTTGCCCTTGGCGCCGTAGACGCTGGCCCGGCCTTCACCGGCTTTGATCTGCGCACCGCCGATCCGGTCGGCTGCGTTTTCACCCGCGCCAATGGCTTGGTTCGCCGCCGTCTGGCCCGCCCCGCTCATGCCCGCGAGACGATTCCAGTAGTCGCCGTACTCACTGGCGGCCATGCCTTCGCCAAACGCCTGAACCGCCTTGATCTCCCGGCCCGAAAGAAGTGCGCCCCGTCTGGCGGCGGACATATCCAATGCCTCAATCCCCTGCTCCAGACGGAACCTGTAGCCGGGCGACGCCTCGAACCGCTCAAGCGCGGTTTGCTGGCGCTGGGCGGGTGTGGCCGTTGCGGAAGGCGTCGCCGTTGCAGCGGGCGCCGCCCCGGCCTGCGCGCCCGTCACGTTCGCAACCGGTGTTCCGATCTGGTTGTTCGCCGGAGCCTGCGTAGGCGCGCTGGGAAGGCGGCGGCCCTCACGCTGGCCGTGCGTCTGGTAATGAGTCTGGCCGAAACTGGCCTTGTCGCCATACTTGCCGCCGGAAGACTGAAACGCCGCGAGAAGGTCTGGATATGCATCGACATAGGCTTCGTAGGGATTGAAGCTCGCTCCCGCTGAAGACTGGCCGCCGATAAGATTCCCGCCCTGCCCCGCCGCAGCCCCGGCGGCCGAAACAGGCGGCGCGATCCCGATGGACCCCAGCCCCATGAGGTCCGCCATTTCCTGAAAGGCCAGATCGCCGCCACGAATGCGCGGCTGCATCATCGCCATGGTCGAATCGAACTGACGGCGCGCTTCGGAAATCGCCGCGTTCGTGGATTCGGTGATCGCCTGCGACTGCTGATCCGCAGCCTTCGACTGCGCCTTCGACCCGAAGATCGAAGAGATAATCGACGCGCCCGCGCTTATGATCGAGCCGATAGCCATACAGAGCCCTTGAGGGTTGATCCGCCATGGGCGGAGAACAGATTGTCGGGAGTCTGTCTGGCGGGCGGCGCGAAGCGGCCCGCATGGATATTACGCTCTCTGGCCGGAGAAAACCAGCCTACACCTGCCACTCCGGCTCGTCTGGCCAGACAACATCTTCGGGGGCTTCAAACGTAGCCGTGATGTCTCGCAACGCCTGCCGGTACGTGAGCCAGTCTTCGCCGTTCGTCACCGGAGAATCCGGCATCACCGCCTTGTCCGAGCGGGCAAGAAGTTTATTCCGTTTAGCGCGAAGGTCGGTCCATGTCATGGACGGACGTGCTGATGCGTCCCGTTCGGCCCATCGAATCATGCGTTGAATGCAAAAATCGCAGCCCCAAAAATCGGGCGCGTGCCGCACAACAGCGAATGCCGGCCTTTCGATTCCGCAGTTTGGACAAATTACCGGCGTTTCCGTGTCGATCCCGTGCGCCGTCGCCCAATCCAGAAGCGCGGTCATTCCGCGACATTCCTCGGAAACACGCTAACGCGACATGTCTCCCCGTTCGGGCTGGCTGTTCGCGGCGAGCCTGAAGTCCGCTTTTGATACGACACTTGCACAAGATCGGTAATCGATCCGCCAGATACATGACTTGCGCCGAAACACCCGTCAGCCGCGTCGCTGCGCACCGTGCCGGTATAGCCAACTCCGAAGTCCAGCGTGATCGAATGCGCCCCAGCCGGAATCGATCCAAGCGGATCGAATATCGAATAAACGATATTCGGTCCCTGAACCCACGATGCCCCGTCATGGAACCACGTCGAAAACGTCACAACCCCGGCGCTCGCCGTTCCCGTGCCGGGTCCGGCTCCTGTGTCATACGACCCCTGAGTTATCGTAATGGTTCCTGAAACACGAAACGCATATTGCCCGCTGATTGCCGCGCCCGCGTCCGCCTTTGCAACCATATGCGCCGGACCCGCTGGCGTTGTCGCATTGGTGCTTTCTGTGACTGCTGCCGGGGCTCCAAGCGTTGCGATTTTCAGACTAGCCGTGAAACCCGTTTCATCGAGACCGGTCGGTTGAAGATCGTAGCTCTCGCCAGAGGCCCAATCCGGTATGTCGAGTCCATCCACATCAAACGCAATCGCTGCCGGAATCCCGAACGTCGCGTCGAAATCGACACTATCTCCATCGGCAAGAAAATAAACTTCTGGCTCAAGTGAAACGTTCCATTGTTCGGCGCCTCCGGCAAGAAACACTCTCGTTCCTGCGCCAAGATTGCCGAGAAACAGCGGCTTTCCCCCACCCGGAACAATCTTGCTGTCATAGATACGATTGGACTCTGGCGTAGAAATGATGCTGTGCAGCGATTCCAGCGACCGATAGAACGCGCGCGTAGGCTTGCCCGTTTCAGGATTTACCCACGCCTCCGTTCCCTTCGGGATCGAAAACGTCCGCTGGATCGGGCGTTCGGCCATCAGTATTCGCGCTCGTTCACTTTCATGCCCCGAAGTACGACATGAAACGCATCGGTGATCTTCACCTTGAAGATACGGTTTGGCGGACGCATGGACCCGAAGCCCCTCGCGACGACGGCCTTGAGACGCTCTCCGAGTTTACCCAGCCCGATTTGTCTTTCTGCGGAGAACGTCAGCCCGTCATCGTCGGAATAGGAAACCATCGCCTCGGCTTCGTCCGTCAGGCTTCCCGTTCCCCTTGAACAATAAAGCCCGATGCTCTCGCACGTCGCGCGCTGGCCGATAGCCACCTGTGCCGTCACGATGCGCTCAATGACGCTGTATCCCGCGTCTTCGTATGTATCGCCGTCCAGTTCGTAGATTTTGTTGGTCAGCCCGTCTCCGACCAGGTGCTTGCCGAAAGCGTACATGTAGAACGCAATCGGCATGTCATCGCGCCCGAACACGTTCCAGCGCCAGCACCGGCCCGTGCGGATATCGATCACCACGGTCCAGTTTCCCGGACTGGTCAGGACATACAAGGTCCGCCCGTTCCAGATAAAACCGAACGCTTTCAATTCCGCCCGCTGCGCAGCGGTGAGAGACTTGAGCCTCGTATCCAGATCGTCATCCGAAATCCGGATCGGGCTATACCCGTCGAGCCGGTAAACCATGTTATCATGGCCCGGCCAGATAATCGCGTTGTCGATAGCGACGACCGCGTTTCTCGCGGCACAACCCTTTTGCAGATCAACCCCGTCAATCCGCTGGAACGGAAGATCGCTATCGGTTGTCGCGGCCCACGCCTCGCTTCCCGTCTCTCCGAAAAGCCAGAGTTCGTCATTGTCCGCCAGAGCCTTTATCAGCCTGTCCGGCTTGCGCTCCGCCGTCGCAAAATCCAGCGCATCGACGCTCGCGGAATCAAGCAGGGCAGACCAATAAAACCTGTCGTTATTGCTCGTCCCGAAAATCGTCAGGCCGTTGAGATAGGTGACGCTCGATACGGTTGGCAAATCCGCGTCGCTAATGAACGCGGTTGCGGACGCCGTGACCTTGTAGGCTTTGCCGGTATCGACCACTACCGCTTCGTTGCGGCAGAACGTCAGGTCAACCAGCGTGTCCGTGTAGGACGTGTTCAGGTCGCCGATCTTGGTCGGGCTTCCGGCGGACGTGACCTTGTATGCCTCGTCATCCGAAATAACGAGGGCAAGATCGGATATTACCTTCGGCTGAAATCCGCCGCCCCGGATAGGACCCGTACCGACCGTGGCGAACAGTTTCAGGCCCGGGCGGGGAATGTGTTTCGTGGGCCAGTCGTCCTGCCCTTCCTCGTCCACAACGATATAGTTGCGGCAAAGCTGGACCGGCCTTCCGGGCATTTCGATATTGCGGTCAGCAAAGCGGGCCTTCGCCATTAGCGCCCGCCCCGGTCAACCTCGAAAAAAATACTCTCATCCTCACGGTCGAAGATGAAAGCGAGACTGACCGCCTCCTCTGCGTCGCGCTTGCGTTCGCGCGCGCCCTGAATGTCGGACGGAAAGAACGTCCTGTAGACCCGGAAGCCCACGGATTGCACCACGGCGTCAAGCGCTTCCTGCGGAACATCCGCGTCGTCCGCGTTGTTCACGAGCGTTTCGATCCCGCGCTGATAGCTGTAGTTGAGGCTCAGCCCCACCTCATTCGGAACGGGCCAGAGATGCAACTTTCCCTGATCGATACCGGGCCAGTAGGTAAAGCTCGTCGGCGTTCCGGCAGTGGTCTTGTTCGGATAGGCGTTGTAATCCTTGCGGGCGATTTTCATCAGCGGCAGTTCGCGCCCATCGGAATATTTCAGCCGCGCATCCAGAATCCGCACCGGACGAAACGCCACGTCCGGAGACCCGGAGCCCCCGAACGTATAAGTCCCCTGAGCCGATGTGAGGCTGAGCGTCCCTTCTTCTTCGTAGGCAAGGCCCGCCCCGAGCGATTGCCAGGTCTTCAGCATCCGGTTAAGCGCACGCGCTGCAATGGCGTAGGAATGCGGGTCCGGATCGGCGGCATGATCGCACACCCCGATATCGATCAAGGCGTCCTTGATGATCGAGAACTTCGTATCGGATACCGTGATGACGCCCGAAGTGGTCATAGATCGTCAAACCCGTTATCGTTCTCGTCCCGGAACACTGCGGCAGGCATGGGGCGGGGTTCGGGAACCGTCTGGTCATCCATGACACCACGAACGAACTCCTGCGGGTGTCGCGGCTCCCATTCATTCTTATCGACAATCAGCCCGTTCCATTCCTTGCGGGTATCGCGCGCAAGAAGAATGCGGCCCGTCCGGTCGCAGACGCGCTTGAACTGCCCGAGGACATAGCCTTCGGGTCGTGCCGAGCGCCGGAACACCATGGCCTAGTCCTTCTCAAGCTCCAGAACGACGGTGTAGGAATCGCCATTGGTATGGCCGACCGTGGTCAGTTTGATATCCCCGGTCACGCCGGCTCCGGCGTTGTTCGGCAAACCGCCAAAGGCGGAAAAATCGAACACGCCATCCCCGGCCAGGTCCACGATTGTCACGTCCGCGTCGGCGTCCCACAGCAGGCGGGCAACCATGCCCTGTACGTTGTAGTGGATGCGCTTGATGCGGACCTTCGCGGGCGCGTTTTGAAGGGCAGACACATCGACCTTCGTAACCGCGCTCTCGCCGGTCCCATCGGATACGCTCGTGATCTTGACGACGGCGTTACGCGCGCCGTCGATGATCGTCTGACTGGCTACATCGTCGGACATGGCGCTCTCCCGCTATTACGAGGTCGGAACCGCGTTGATCGCGCCGTCGCCCGAAGCCGAGCCGGTCGTCAGCATGGCGTAGTTGCCAACCCAGGTATCGTCCGTGCCCGCGACATAGCCCTCAGCGGTGTCGTAGTCCCCGGACATGGCGTTCTTGTAGACCATGTTGTTCGCCCCGCCGGTCAGATCGAGAGACAGCGTGGTGAACGTGCCGAAGGCGTTCTTTTCGATCAGGGATTGCACGAACCCGACATCGATATGGTTCGTATTCGTCTCGAAGGTGTTCTTCCTGATTTTCCAGCGATGCGCGAAGCCGCCCGAACTGACAATGGCGTGCGTCAGGTCGTTGAAGGTGTTGCCTTCGACCAGCACGCCGAACACGTTCTCCGTGCCCGTGATACGGATCGCCTCTTGGCCGGCCGCGAAGCGGCAGCCGATGATCGCGGCATGGGAAGAGTCCCGCTCCGCATCGCCGCCGGACGCATTGCGGACGAAGTTGATCGCCGCGTCACTGGTCGGGCAGTCGAACAGGATATTGCCGATGACCCAGCCTTGCTGGCTCAGGGTCAGCAGCGGATCGCTCTGGCTCGACGCTTTCCATGTCGCCGCGCTGTAGCCGCCATAGCCGGTATGGGCGTCCGCGTGACGCGGACGCGGCGTAGCGCCAAGAATCGTCACATCGAACACGCCAGCGGGCGCGGTCAGGTTTTCCGTGATGTTGCCACGAAAAATGATGACATCGCCGGATTCGGCCGCGTCGAACGCCTTCGCCATCGTGCCGAAGGGCTTGTCGCGGTCGAGGCCGCGATTGCCGTCCGATCCGCGATTGCCATCGACGAACAGATAGCGGCCGAAAAAGGTCTGGCCCCCGCCGATGACGGGGACGCCCATGCTCGAAACGCCGCCGGGAAAATTCGTGAGTCCCATGGTACTTCCTCCTAAAGTCTCGCGGCAGCCGAGGTAGCCAGGGATGGGAACCCCACCGCGAGGAAAAACGAGGGGAGCCCCTGGGGGAAGCTCCCCTCAGTCAGACGCTAGGCGCCGGCCGAGCCGAACACCCCGCGCCAGTCGTCCCACCCGAAGGTGTAACGCTCGATTGCGCTCGCCAGCGCGTTCTTGGTGTGGAAGTCGTTGTCCTTGTCGAACACCAGCTTCTTGCGTTGCTGGTGGATCGGGCCGGACCCGTTCGGAAGCATGGTCCGGACGAACCATGCATCGGTATCGGTGAAGTACTGGTTCACCTTGACGCCTTTCGGAAGCAGGCCCATTTCGCGAACCGCGTTCACGTCGTTGTTCGCCGTGCCGGATTGCTGGACAGACTTCAGAACGCGCGTCGCGTTGAACGCGTTCGCCGGATGCACATGCAGGCTCTCGCCGCGCAGATTGATCCGCAGGCCCCGGTTGTCCGTGGACTGCATGATCTGGATCAGCATGTCCTCCAGCGAGGCTTCGCTGAAGTCCGCCGCCACCGCCAGTTCGTTCGACTGGCTGCCGCTGAGCGAGGGGTGATCCGTCGCCAGAAGCTCCTTGCCGTCGCCGCCGGTGTAGTTGGGGTCGAACGCGCGATTGTAGATGTTCGCGCCCACGACCTCCTTGGTCTGCGCCATGGAGAACGCCAGATAGCCGGAACGCCGCTTGGACAGTTCGGCATACTGGTTGTCGTCCATCTCCTCCATCGTCACCTGATAGCCGAGAGCATAGGTGACGTTGGTGAGGCGGGCCACATAGCCTTGGCGGTCCGCGTCGAACGCGATGGACGCGCCCTCCGCCTTGATCGCCGCATAGCCCATGCGGATGACTTCGACGTATTCTTCATACGCCTTGTCGGACGTGACCGTGTTGAACAGGTCGGCGTACTGCGTCGGCAGCTTGTCGTAGACCTGTCCAAAGTGCCGCTTGATCCCGGGCCAGAGGGCCTTGGGATGGTTGCCGGTATTGATTCCTCCAGCCATCTCTCAGCCCTCCCTAGGCGCCAGCGCTGGCTTTGCCAGCCTGCGGCAGATTGATTTTCACGAGCCACTTGGCGTGGTCGCCGATCACGTTGTCCGGACGCTGGGCGAGGCCCAGAATCAGGAGCTGATCGGTGGCGTCCGCGTCGGCTTCGGAGCTGTCCAGCTCCCAGCCCGACAGGCCGGTGAGCGTGTTGCCCGAACCCGCGATGAGGTTCGCCGTGCCGCCGATGTCCGTGGCGGCCAGCGTGCTCACAAGGGAGTCCTCCTGAACCTCGTAGAGGATGTCCGGGTCGTCAGCGACCAGCAGATACCCCGCCGTCGAGGCCGGGAGATAGGTTCGCGAGAGATTGTCCGGATCGGGAACGACGCCGACCACGACGCCGAGGATCGGATTGGTCGCTCCTGCGGTGGCGATGACTACGCCCGGAACGCCCTCGGTGTCCCCGGTCGTACCGAGCGCCACGGGGTCCCCGACATAGATCGCTCCGGCGGAGGCAAAATAATATTTGTTGCACGCGCCGTTATACGGCTTGCCGTGCGCGTCGCGGACGGGGACAAGCCCCATCGGCGAGTCTACATTGGCCATGATCGGCCCTCCTTAGCGATTGAGTTGTGTTGCTGAGGGGGCGCGTCGGCCCCGGATCAATCGAAGTCAGGCTCGTTGGGAGGCCAGAGAGATACGATCTTTCGTATCGTAACGGCCGTCGCCGGGCTTGCGCCCATGATCCGCGTGGCGGATCAGCTCTTCGGTTTCGTCGATCTGGGTGGCTTTCGCCGTCTGGTCTTGCTGATAGAGCTTCGTGTCGAGCGCCATCAGGTAGGCCCGTATCGGGTGTCCGTTGTCGTCTTTCCCGACGACTTTGGACACACGCTGGCCCACGTCTTCATTGACTGCCACAGTTCGCCCGTCGTCGTCAAGGAAGATGTAGCCTGCCCGCTGCGCCCGGATAACGCGGTCGCCTTCGTCGTTGATCCAGCGGCCCGTCATGCCTTGGGGGACCCTTGCCCCGAGACGCTGGCGCCAGACCCCGAGAGGAACGCGCTCCGTATCCGTTCCTTGCCGGGCCTGTTTGGCCTGCTTGGCCTCTCGGGCCTTGGCGAGGTTCGCGAGTTGCTGTTCGGTAGCCATCAGATCACACCTTCCTTCACGAGGTCCTTGATTGCGGTTTCCCTGTCGGGCCAGAGTTCATGCTTCAGGCCGATCTTGATCTCCCGCTGCATTTCGGCGGGGATGGACTCCCATGACGGGGACTTGCCGTTGGCCTGCTTCCTGACCCCGCCATCGCCGCCGTCGCCATTGAGGGCCGAACCCCGGCGGGGCGGCTGTTCCTGCTTCTTCTCGCCATAGGCGCCGAATTTGGCCTGTACGGCCTTGGCGACCAGCGGATAGCGTTCTGCGGGAGGGACGCCTTGCCGGGCAAGGTCCTGCGCAAATTCGTTGGCGTAGTCGGCCCGGTCGGGGTCTTCGTAGCCCCGGGACGGCGACCAGCGATACCATGGGTTCTCGGCGACAAAGGAAACGAAATGCGGGTCCTTGACGGGGCTTGTTTCTTCTTCGGCCTCCGTCTCCTCCTCCACGACAGGGGCGCGGGATTCCTCAAGCGCGTCGTCGCGCTTTTTCAGAAGCTCCTCGCCACGCGCATCGTCGCCATCGGCGAAAGCGGCCTTGGCCTTGCGAAGAAGCTCCTCGGCTTCTTCCTTGGCTTCCTTGCGAACGCGCGCCTCGAACGCCTCGCGGGTTTTTCTCGCCAGCGCGAGCGCGCCCTCTGCGGATTTGCGCGCGCCCTCCTCGGACTTGAGGCGGTTTTCCAGCGCGTCGATGTCCGCCCGGCGCTCCCACCCCTCGTTGAATTTCTTGGGGTCATCGATGAAGTTCCGCGGAACCGTGCCCTTCCACTCGCTGCGGGATTTCCATCCCCGCTCGCGGGCGAGACGTTCGTCTTCGTCAGGCTCGGCTTCGGCTTCGCGCTCCTCCCCGGAGCCCTCCTCGCCTTCGGTTTCTTCGGCCTCGGTTACGTCCTCGGCTTCGTTTTCCGGGGCTTCGGTTTCTTCTTCGTTCAGGTCTTCGGCTTCGTCAGCCATTGGCGTTCTCCAGAATCGCAGTCACATCGTCATCGTTCATCAGGCGGTATTCCTCGCCGTCATTGCCCTTGATTTTCGCGCCCGCGTATCGCGTGAACGCGACCTTGCCGCCGGGCTCCGGGCGTATGTCGTAGACAAAAAACCCGGGGTCTTTCGGGGAGCCTCCGACCGTGAAGGCCAGCTCTCCCGAAGCAATCAGGATGCCGTGTTCCGCCGCCGCTTCGTCCCGTTCGTGAACTTCGTCCGGGACCCACACGCCGCCTGCGGTTTTCTGCTCAGGCTTGATCGGCTTCACCAGCACCCGGTATTTCAGGGGATTGATCCCCGTCAGATTCTTCATCGATGTCCTCTCGCTTGATGTCGATCAGAAGGTTCATGGCCGCGACGCGGCTTTCCATAAGCTGCGCGGCGCGCTGAATTTCCGGCACGTCGAGCCGGTTGACGTTGGCCCAGACGAACTCGTTGAATTCCTCGCGCAGTCCGTCGCGCTCTGCGGCCAGCTTCTCAAACACCGCGACCGTGACGGGATGCTCTACCCACGCATCCCATTGCTCTTTGCTAAGCCGCATCGGACTCGCCCTCGCCTGCGATTGCGTTCATGCGCGCCACGTATTGATCCAGTTGGGCGCCAAGCTCTGCGGCTTCCGCCTCCGCAAGGTTCTTGACAGCCCTTGCACGAAGTTCCGTGATCTGCGCCGCGCCGACCAGTGCGGCGGTCTTGACCCGCAGTGCGTCGTTTTCCAGCCTGCCTTGATCGATCAGCGTCTTCGCATCGGGCGGCGGGTCCGTGACCAGAAGCTTTTCTGGCTCGGGCACGCCAAGGGCCTCCAGATAGCGCCGCTTCAGTTCGATCTGGTTGATGCCCGGATCGCCCCTGAGGGCCATCAGGGTTTCGGCCTTGGCCATGCGAACCGCATCCGTGACCATGTTCGGATCGGACACAGGCACCACGTCCAGTTCGTCCGTGGCGTAATCCTCTTTCACCACGGCCTCGGGCTCGTCGAGCAACGCGAAATACACTTTCGCAGGCATGAACTCGCGATTGAGGCGGAATAGCTGTTTCAGTTCCCGCTTTATGCTGCGGTGAACGCGCTTGAAGATCGCGGTGAATTGTTTCGACCCCTGCTCGACAAGGGTCAGCGCCGTAGTGGGGGCGATGTTCTTGTCCATCTTCCCCATGAGGATGTCCTTCACGGCGGAGATGTCGTTCGCGGAATCGATCAGGAGCCCGAGAAGCTTGAACAGAACATCGCTCGGGCCCGCGAAGGTAAGCTGATGCAGGTTCTCGCGGAGATTGCCGCCCGTCGCCCCGATGACCTTCCACTCTCCGGGCTGAAACCGCATCGCGCCGGTCTTCAGCCGGAGGCCCTGACCGACAAATCCCATCGGGGTGTTGGCCAGATGTCCCGCATCGAATAGCTGATTGATCGCGGTGTTGATCGCCTCGTTAAGCGGCGTCAGAAGCCAGCCGAACCCGATATCGTAAAACCCGCCCTCGGGATTCGGGATGAACGTGTATTTGGTATAGAACTGGTCCGGCGCGATCCGGACCACGTTCGCCCCGTCCATACGAACCGCGTTCGGGCCGAAGGCTTTTTCGATCCGGACTACCTTGTGCCCGCCTTCGACATAGGTCACGACATAGGGCTCGGCATAGCCGTCCCCGTCGAGATCGAGCCGCCGATGCTGTTCGCAGAACGAGATCGGGGAGTCGTCGTCCTGCGGGTCCTGTCCCTTGTCCGGATCGGACTCCTCCCCGGCTGTGGCGCGAAGCTCCGTCATGGAGCATTGCTTCCACGCCCCGGAGCGCATCAGTTCCTCTACCTGGTGGGGCAGTCTGGTGAACGTCTCGGTTTTTCTCGGCGCATCGTCCATCGAGCGCGCGTGGTAATTCACCACAAGCTCGGTTGCGGGAATCCACCGGCTGCAAATCTTCTGCTTCGACAGGTCGAACCAGCGTTTGCGAAAACAGCATCCCGCTATCGGCAGATAATGCAGGAGCGTATCGGTATCGGACTCCCAATTTTCTTCTTCTTCGAGAAGCTGCCACGACATATGCCGCGCGATGCGCTGGGCCTTCTTCGCCTTCGCGCCGGGGGGAATGGCCCAGACCGGCTCTCCGGTCGGCTGGCCGTCCGGTCCCGTTTGCGGCATGGGCTGGCCGTCAGGCCCGATTTGCGGCGTGCCCTTGTCGTTGCCGTTGACCGCGCCCTTGACGATGGACCTGTCCGGAACGATTGCGGGATAGGCCCTTGCCGCGAACTGCATCGCGGCCACGGTGATGAGCGGATAGATGACATTCGATGCGTTGGTGAAAGGATAGGACTTGACCTTCGCGACCTGCATTGCAAGGTCGAAGCCCCTCTCGTTCCGCTCCAGCCAGTTCGACATGGACTTCTTGTCGATGTCGTATTCTTCCTGACACAGCGCGCCGATGAGATTCAGGCGCGTATCGGAAAGCAGATCGCAGACATTATCCGTCGCGAGAATGTCCTGTAGCGCCGGGCGCTCCGGGCGCGGCGGCGTTTCTTCGCGTTTCTCGATTTCGTATTCGAGGTCCGTATCGTAGGTCTCGGCCATGCTCATGTGATTGGCTCAGTATCCCGTTGCCGCGCTGCGTCCGTATCCGGCGTCTTCGTTCCGGTAGCCGCGCCAGTCGTCGTCCATTTCGCTAAGCTCGAACGCGGGCGCGAAGAATGTCAGCGCCAGCGCGTCGGCCACGTCCGGCGAGTCCAGACCCCGGCGCTTCATGTCCTCCTTGCGTTCGAGCGCGAGAAGGTTCGACTTGTCCCTGTAGTGATATTCCGGACCTGTGAGGTCGTTGAACAACTGCTCGTCGTTGTCCGGAATGTCCGCTGTCCGGACCCACGCTTTCATTTCGGCCCAGAGATCCACGCGGGTATTGGCATGAAGCCTTGGCTTGGCGGATTTGTAGGACGAGTTCACGCCGATCACGTCGAACCCGGCGTGCTTGCACAAATCCACAATCGCAGCGCCGTATCCGATTTCATCGACGAAGCAGGCCGATACGGGAAGGGCCTTGTCCTCCAGCGCGCCCATGACGTAGCGGGCCGTGACCTGCAAATCCTGTCCCTGAAACTTCTCGATCTTGAGAATCTTCGGACCCTGCCGCCAGACGAACACGGTTCGGTCGTCCCCGAACCGGGCCACGTCCACGCCAAGGGAAACCGAGTAGCGGTCGTAATCTCTGGAATCGAGCTTGCGCTTCTGCGCTTCCTCGACCCATTCGGTCGGGATGAATTGTCCGCTTGCGTGTCTGGGGAAAAGGCCCAGCACGCGAACGCGGACGTAATCGCTGTCCTCGCCGAAATCATCGACCAGTTCTTGCAGATAGGTTTGATCCGCGGCCTTCGCGGTTCGCGCGTCGATGTTCCGGCAACTCCAGCGATGCCGGAGCTTGTGGAATATCTTGTGAAAGAACCCGCTGTTTCGTGTCGGGTTGCCGAAGATGAGCCACATCGCGCCAGCGGTGGTCATGGCGCCGGATGCGACTTCGTAGATGATATCCGCAATAGCGCTGGCTTCGTC